TTCTCCAAACGGGTCCTGCTTGTTCTGGAGCCGGGCCTGCACCGTGGGATCGCCTTGCACGTAGCCCTGAATGACTTGGAGCCCGACATCCGGGGGCGTACCGATTTTGATGTCTTGGTCCTGGCCGGCGTACACCTTGGCGAGCATGTCCTGCATGTCCGAGACGACGCGGGCCTGACCAATGTTCTTCGGCTGAATGATGCGATCTGCAATGGTCGGGTCCACGGCCTCAATCATGACCTGGAGCCATTCCGAATAATCCACCACCCCGTCACGATCCGCTGTGGCTACGATTTTTGCGATCTGCTCTAGCTTCTTAAACGTCATCTCGGGGTCCATGCTCTCCACTGAAAAGTTCAGGACAAAATCGAAGTCCTCGGTTGCATCGCCCTTTGCGAACCGCTCGGCATCTTCCTGCTTGAGGCCGATCACACGGAAGAACACCTCTTCCGTTCCGAATTGCTGATACAGCTTGAAGATCTGGCGGAACGCCTTGCCCCAGCCGGTAAGGAACTTGTCCACTTCCTGCTGATTCTTGAGGTTGGCAAAGGTCGGATCGGTCTCGCGGGAAATGAAGCCGTTGTACCGATTGAAACCCTCCATGAGGATTTGCTCACTTTTCTCCGTGTTCATGTCCGGCATAGGCCGGTCGGCAAAGTGATACTCCCCTGGCCTGCGCTCCGGGATACGGGCACCAGCTCCCCAGCGGCCAGGCGGTCGGCCGGTCGGATACATCATCGGCGGAAGGATCGCGTATGACGCGGCATCAATTCGGGAATCGCGATGCACCTTGATCTGATCCTGAGCCGGCTTGCCCGGTTCTGGGATGCCCCGAGAGTCATGCAGCCGGCGGGAAAGCACCTCGCGGCGATGCAACACAAAGGGATACTGGCCGTGGGCGTAACCGAGGAGGCCGTACTTGGCATAACCCTCATGCACGCCCGGCTCCGGCGGCAGCTCCGGGCTGAAAATGGTCAGGTAGATCCCGGGAACGCCGTCCTCATCTGAAAGCCGCTGATAGGCATAGACGACACCGATCAAATCCGAGAACTGGGCCTCCTGATAGACAAGCGTGCGGGAAATGGACTGCTCGTAGTCATTTACGTCCTGCGTCAGTATCTTGCCACGGCAACACTCAATAGCCTTTTCAACCCAGACCTCGCTCCAGCTGTCCGTGTTTACAAAACTACGCAGCTGCTCTGGGGTGAAGTATTGGACCCGGTAGATCCCCGACGCGCTTTCAATGTCCGTGCTGTAGCTCGGGATGAACAGATCCTTGTCTAGGTTAAAAGCCCGCACAACCGGCCGGGAACGCTCGCGACCAACCACCGGCACATCGGCCTTACCATTTTGACGAAGGCCGTTCAGGATCTTCCGCGCTTTCTTCTTCGCGACACCGTAAATCTCCTCAAAAATTCCAAGAATCGCTTCCTCAGCCTCGTCGTCAAAGATCAGCTCCTGAAAATTCAACTGCGGGAACTGCTGCTGGAGTTGCTGCGGCGTGACGGTGATCAGCGTCTTTTCTTGAACCACTTCCCAAAACTGGCCAGTGGCAGCGACTCCCTTTTCGTCAATGTAGTTACTCAGTAACTCGACCTCACGATCAATCTCTTGAATCTGCGTCTGCACGAGCCAGCGCATGAAATTGGCTACGGTCTTTGCTCGCTTGAGATCGTTGCCCTCGACCGGATTCGCAACAATCGCGCTTTTGCGAAAGGCCGAACACTTCATCGCCACCTTGGAGTTGATTGCTTCGTCCGTCAGGAACACCCGCAAATCTGAAGCCCCATCCCACGGTACAGGCTCCGGCTGACCCTCACCTTGCCGAGCGTGCTTCTTGCCGTCACTCGATTGATTCGGCCACAGCGCGTACCGGGTTTCAAAGTTGAGCCTGGTCTGATCGATGTAGGGCCCGAGGCCGAGCAAGCAATCGTTGAAAGCCTTTTTGAGCAGCCCGTGATCCGGGCCCTCCTCTCCTCGTGGCGCTTCTTGCAGGCCGGGATCATCGATCTGGCCACTGGCAAGGTTGGAACCGCCGTAAGAACTCATTTCGCTTCGTTTTGTCCACAAAACAAATTGAGATCAAGTCTCATTAAGTAAAATTGCCCCATTGCCGCCGCGAATTACCCCATCTCGTAGCAAAATTGCCCCATTCCTCCGTCAAGCCGCCACGGCACCAAAAAACATTTTTGTAACTTGGTGCCTTTTTGCTCCGGCCTAATAAACGCCGGTTGTATTATTGTCCGGCTTCATTTCCTCCAGGTATTCCGGGTTGGAGACGGCGATATAGCGAAGGCAGTCAATTGGGTCCTTTGTGGCCTCGTTCTTCCCACCCTGCGCCGTGTACTCTTGCATGGCGTAAATGATGTTCTGGCAACGGTCGGAGACAAAGAAGCGCGGGGCGTTAAGAGAATCACGGGGTTTGCTCTCATCGTAGGCTAGGAGGTTATTGAGGAGCTGGAGCCCGTTCTCGATCTCTACGCCGGGGGCCGGGATCACAGTCATGTCGCAATCGTCAAGATCGCTGATGATTGTTACCGCTCCGTCCAGCGACTGCTTCTCGGCCGCGCCAAGGCGAGGATCAATAAATCGCTCAAAGACCTTTTCGCCCTCCTCGGCCACCAGGATCATCTCGACGTAGCCTTTGATTCCCTTGCCGCTCCCTTTTTGACCGGGGCCTGGCTTACCCTCGGCCGTGGACCCGGGAAGGGCCCAATCATCGAAATCAGGCCACTCCCGGTACACCCACCACGTCCCAGAGGCGTCGATTGCCACCCACGCCATAAACCAGTTTTTGCGGCCGGCCGGGTCAATCGCCATGTAGCGTGTAACTTTGTACTTCGGGTCCTTTACCCACGGCAGCTCCTCGTGCTTTACCACGTTGACCTCCTTGTTGAAGCAGGGAAACACGCTCGCAATAGACTTGGTTGGTATCCCGTAGGCCCGGGCAAGGACCGTGGCGCGATCCGCCGTGGCGTTCAGCTTCCAGAATTCTTTGATGTCAGTAAACGGATTCTCTTCCGTCCAAGCGTAGTAAATACAACACGAGTCCATCGAAAGACTCTCCTGCACTACCGGCAGTTCCATTTTTAGCCGGTCGCTGTAGGCCCGCTCCAGGGTCCGGGTCTTGGCGAGGATCTTTTCGATAGTGTCATTCCACCCATCGATCACCGTGTATGTGATGAGCAGCCGGCCGTGGTAGGTGAATAGCCGGTACTTGAGCGTTTCCATGAGGGCCAACGGGATCTTCTCATCTGCCCAAATGAAATGGGCTTTGATTCCCTCGATGATCTGATCGTTTTGCTGGTACTGGGCATAGTTGTAGAAATTGATGGACCCGCCGCGCCGATAGCCCGTGTGAGGCGGCAGGATGCAGATATGATCAGTGAACCCGTTCTTTTGGCTGTACTGCGTAGAGTGACTGATGCCCTTTTTTGTGGGGAGGCTTTTAATCCCGGCGGGCAGGCTCTCGTAAATAAACCGCTGTTGATCGTCGATGGACCGCTTCTCTGAGACGTGCCAGCAATAGGTTTCCGCTTCGGGAATGGTGCCAGCTGCCCAGACTGCAATTCGTCCTCCAAGCGTTGTTTTGCCGCTTTGGTTGCCCCCCAGAACCACGTGGACGTTGTACTTGTTCCAGTTGGCCATCACCCTTTGCCAGGTCGGCAAAATCCAGCCCGCGCCCACGGGATTGACCATGGCCTGAACCTCCGCCGCCTGCCGGTCCTGCTGATAGGCCAGCAACTTCTCGTAGGGCATTTGTTCCAGCACCTCCGCCGGTAACACCGGGCTCCATGGTACGCCGAAATCAGGCTGAAACTTGTCGGCGTATTGTATATTGCGGCCAATTATAGACATAGGTAAACAGCGTTTGTTTTGTCCACAAATGATGACAAAACGGCTTGACCCTTAGTTGAGATTCATTCTCAACAGGTCAATGGATTTGTGTACTAAACAAATCAGCGTCGTGCGGCCCCGGATGCAGGTTCGGATTGAACCCGACGTTGAGAAAGCCATTCGCCGCGCCGTGGCTCAGACGGACCGCAGTGTACAAACTGAGGTCAACCGATCCCTTCGGATTTACTACGCCACGACCGGCAACGCGCTTAAACCTTTATGAAATTACTCAATGCCGGCGAGGTGTTCGCCACCAATACTGAACTTGGCCTGCAGGTGGATCTGCAGGGCTGGAATTCAGCTCATCCCCTCTTTGCCCAGCTCGTGGAGCAGGTGAAGCCGCAAACCATCATTGAGGTAGGCAGCTGGAAGGGGGCTTCGGCCCTCCACATGGCGGAACTTACCAAGGATCTCGGAACGAAAATCTACTGTTGCGATACCTGGCTCGGGGAAGTCTCGACCAACGCAGCGTACAACGAGCAGGCCGAGGATGCGCCGATTCAATACGATGTCGGCAAGGTGTACCGGCAGTTTCTGCATAATGTCGTTCAGTCCGGCCACGCCGAGAGGATCTTTCCCATCCCTCACACCTCGATTGCCGCCGCTCGACTGCTGGCAAAGGCCGGGATTCAGGGCGATCTCGTTTATATCGACGCGGATCACGGGTACGAGCCGGCGTTCCTCGACTTGAACTTTTACGCCGGCCTCGTGGCCCCGGGCGGAATCCTGTTTGGCGATGACTGGAACGATTTCCCTGGCGTTCGGATGGCCGTAAGCCGGTTCGCCTACGAAAACAGCCTCAAAATTTCCGTCAATGGCCCGGCTTGGGTCCTGCAACCATCATGAGAAACATCCTAATCGCGACGCCGGTTAAAATCGGCCTCGACGCCAATTATATGCGCGGATTTGTCGCGACTATGACCCGGGAGTTTCCGGGCGTGGCGCTCTCTCACGCGCTGGTTGACGGTTCCCTCGTGAGCTTCAACCGCAATCAGCTCATGCACCACGCCAAGCAGATCAAGGCGCGGGAAATCTGTTTTATTGACTCCGACATGGGATGGACGGTGGAGCACTTCACGCGGTTAATCTCTCATGTTGATCTTCCGATTGTGGCCGGGCTCTACAGCAAGCGCCGGCCCGGGAAACCATTCTGGTTGATGACACCCAAGGCTGACGCCGAGACCGATGAAAAGACCGGGCTGCTGGAAGTGGATGACGCGCCGACCGGTTTTATGAAGATCAACCTAGAGATGGTCCTTCCTAAGATTGAGGCGAGGTATCCGCATCTTCAATTTACGGTTCAGGATGACGAATCTAAAGAGTCGCAACTGAGCTGGGAATATTTCCCGCTGGGAGTAGAAGGTCCGCGCACGCCGGCTGCTCGGATGGAGCGAGTCAAGGCCGCGCTAAAGGTGGGGGCTGACCCGGTTGAGTTCCGGGCGATGATTGAAGAATCCTGCTACGATCAGCAACCGCCGTCGTTCCTGCGCGGGGAAGATTACTCCTTTTGCTACATGGCCAGGCAGTGCGGCATCCCAATCTACATGGACCTTGGGATGTCCATCATTCCACACCTCGGGCTCTGCGCCTTCCCGATCACGCCAGAAATGGTGGGGGTCAACGTGTCCAACGATGACATCCGCATGGAGGCAAACAAATGAGCACGGAGCCGGTTTTATTGCCCGCGCTAGAGCGGGTTCAACTAACGCCAGTGAAAAAAAAGGTGCGCGATAAAAATCAAGCGAAACGCTACAACGTTTTTGTTGCCTGCCGAAATTACCTTCTTGCTCGCCGATTTGCCGAAGCCGAATCCTACGCCACGGCACGAGGGTTCACGACAGATGAGGTTCGCGCCTCCACCAGGAAGAAACTCCCGCTTCCGCCCAAGGACGGCTTGGGTTCGTTTCCTGATAAGCCAGTACCGGCTTCCGTGCCTGAGCAGGCTCCGGTCGCTGCGGCCGGGCTAATGAAGAACGGCTGGCCGGTGGAGACGGAGGCCGAGATTTGGCGTGGTTGTCGGAACAAGCGGCTCGTCATCATTCAGCTTCCCGATGGTCGCGAAGCCTCGATGTGGCGCGGCCGGCGGCAAAACTGGCGCTTGGGCTCTAAGATCCGCGTCGTTCTAGAAAGCGCCGAAGGCGATCCTTACTATTACGAAAAGGAGCTGGAACATGGCTGAGGAGGATACGCCGCAACCCGAGCCCGCGTCGGAGCCCGGGCCTCAGTCAAAGGAATACTGGACCGAGGAAAAGAAGGCGGAGCACAAGATCCGTTGCACAGCGCACGAGCTGGCGAAGCAAGGAAAGTGGGAGGAGGCCATCGACACGATGAACGCAGCCGAAATTCCGTGGCCACCGTTTGACCGGACACCAAAAAAGCCATCCCGGCGGCAAATGACGGAAGAGTGGGCGCAGAAGTTACGCGAGAACGGGGCCAAGGGTGGACGCCCGCCCGGGACGCACGGGCCGCTCCCAACCAAAGTGGTTTTGGCCACGCCCGAAGACACGGACAGGCTGATCGACATCACCACGGAGGCCCTGCTCGCGGGCAAAGGCGGGATCAAGGTGAGCCCGGCGCTCCGGGATTTAACTGAGAGGGACCGGGCAGTGATCCAGCGGGTAACGAAGATTTCGGCCGAGGAATTTAACCAGCGGCTAAGCGACAAGCTTTCAGACTTTGCGGACAAGGTTCTCGACCGGATGCTTCAGAAACTGGAAGAAGACAAATTCCGGCCGTCCGAACTGTCCTTCGCCTTGGCTGTGGCCATGGACAAGCGCCAGCACCTGGAGGGGCGCAACTCCCTACATGCCGCCAATGTAAATATTCAGGTGAATAACTTCGGCCATAATAAAAGCAGGGAAGACCTAATCCGCTCTTTGCGTGGGGAGGATGCCAAGCCGGCCATTAACGTAACGCCAGAAAAAAAGCCATGACCCGAAAACAAATCATCGAATTTGTGGAGCAATACCCTGAAGAAGCGGTAGAGAACGTAGTTCTTCTTGATGGCCTTGATGAGGCCTTTGTTGGGCTAATAGCGCAGGAGGACGCCTACGTTGCGGTCTATTCCGTCGGGAGGATTCTGGATATTCTCATAAAGCGGGACAGCATGGACTACAGCGACGCCATGGAGTTTTACGATTTCAACATCGGCGCGCTCAACGTCGGGCCACAGTCACCTCTGTTCATGGACACTCCATAGAAATCGTGGGAAGGAACAACCAATGATTGCCACCGACTGCTCTCCAGCCGTGGTCTTTCACTGGCCACCTCCAGCCATCCACCGATCTGTGGAGGTAAAGGCTTTTGACCACGACCGTTTCTTCGACGCCATCCGTCAGGTCGAGGGCCACCAATGGACTGACCCTGGCGGGGCCTTGGCCTTTACCCGAGAGACGTGGAAAGCCCTAACTTCCCTCCCCTACCGGTTGGCACAAAAACGTGAGCACGCCGAGGCTGTGGGTCGTGTTCTTCTAAAAGAATTTGAGCAGCAGTGCCAGAAAGCCGGGGTCAAGTTTACCGTCCGGATGGCGGCGGGGGCTTGGAACAAGGGCATCCGCGATGCCATCAAACGCGAGCGCATGGGCTGGCCGCGTGATTACAGCGTCCGAGTCGAGAATCTTTACCGCATTGCCTCGAACAAACCATAAGCGACCTCAAGTCATGAACCTCATTGTCATAATCTCCTGCGTTTTTGTCCTTACCATCATCGCTGCAGTAGTTGGATACCTCGTAGGAGTAGAAGACTACGACAATCGAATTGCATTAGCCCGTGCTCGCATTGCAGAGCTAGAACGTAAACCCCGTGAATAAATCCATCCCCCAGCACACCTACGGGTTCGTTGACTAGTCTATGACGCCGCAAGAAAAATGGGCCAAAGCGTTTGGATCACCCGTGGGTACTTTGTACTCCTACACGGCTAGGTTGGCTACAATGAGCGAGGCAGAGTTGCTAGCGATAGCTCTAGCTTTGGGTATATCAAAAAGCGGAAGGCACCTTTTGGGGGATAAAAAAGAAGCTACTGAGTTGTCCTCGTGGGCACAGGGTTTTATTTCTCTAGAACCTTTACCATGAATAAGTCCATTCCCCAGCACACCTACGGGTTCGTTGACCAGTCGATCCTGCGCGGCCAGACCGCTGATGCTCTGGAGTACGAACGCTGCGTAATCTTCGGCGTTACCTCCATCCCGTCGCGAGCCCTGCACTTCTCGATCCTTTGCGAGAGCGGGGCTCAGTGGGCTCGCATCCCATTGCACAAGCTACGGCATGAGCAGCCTACTTCGGATTTAGTTCATGACCTCCCGCAACTCCAGTCGTGGGATTCTCACGGATGGGAATTTTGCGTCGTTCAATACGAGTATCTGCGGGAGATGGGTTGCCACTACCGCAGCAGGGACGGGGTGATGGTCCCTGCAAGCTACTGGTTCACGCTAGACCACACCGACAACGGCTACAGCCAATACCCGCCAGAGCACAAGTGCTACCACCTACTGCTGCTTGAGGATGGCTCGGGTCAGATCGCTGCCCAGCCCAACAACCGCATCTTGTGGAGGGACGACAGCTTTGTACGGTCCAATCCCGCGACCATTAAACAATACCGAGTGATGCCCGAGAAAACGTGGCACGCTGAACTCGGCCGCAACGCGGATCTAAACAAGATTATCGCAGAATAATTGCAGGGCCTACCCCTTCTTTCCCCACCTCGCCGCCGCCCCCTTCTTCGCGATAGCCGTCAACTCCTGCTTGGTCAGGTTCAGGCCCCGCTTCTTCCCACCCTTAGATCCAGTTCGAGACGGGTCTCGCTTCACCATCGCATCCCACTCCGCCCGGGAAACGAGCACAACCGGGACCGAGTCCCCGATCTGCTTTGACCACATCACCGGCATAATCACGCCGTCCAAGGTATCGGCCCATCCTGTAACTGGCTTCGGGTAACTCATGTCAACAGTTGCACCCTATACCCGGCCTTATTTCAAGAACGCTCTTCATCCCAGGCACACCACCACCAACACCCACTCTCACCTTTAATTAGGCCGTAACCCCAAAAAGTTGGTTGGCGTTCCTAAGCGCGGCCCGCTTCATGCGGTCGCCCTCGCCGCTCATTGTGGAATTGAGAAACCGGCGTTCTCCCGCCGTGGCGTCGTCCCGGTATGACTTTGAGTGGTCCACCCAGTCCGTTACGGCATTCACCAAATCAAAAGCCGTCTTGCCTTCGTTGCCAGCCCCGTTGCCGAACAATTGGAACATTTCCTCAATAATGCGGGGAGCAGAAGGCTGCACTTCTTCAGACGGAAAAAGGTTCGCAAAAAACTGCACCGCGCTGTCCGCGCTAACCGCGGCCTGTTCCAGCGCCCGGTAAATGGCAAACGTCGCGTCAAGCGAGTCGTTCCCCCACTTCAAAAGCTTAATTGCCAATTCAAGCCTGTTCTTAATCCCGCTCGTGTGCGTAAGAAAAAAACCTGAGTCCGCCCGCTCAGCAGCAGTTAAAGTATTATTACACACCACTCTAACGTCAGTCGCAGTACCCCTAAGCCCGCGCCCCTGCGTGTGCCCATTGCTCAGCAGCATGTAGGCTTTATGCTCGGACCCGTGAAACGTCCGCTCACCCGTCTGAATAAGCGCCCATACAATGCGACCGCCACGTAAACTCCCAGCCGTTTCAATAACCGGCTTAAACGACTCGCCATCCACTTGCCCAAGAGCCTCCGCAATCTCAAGAAGCTCGCTGTTCTGAACAGGCGTCCAACTCGCGCTAACAATACCCAACACAGTGCGGTCGTCACTGCGGCGGTTAAGCTGCGAGCCATTAATCTGCACCATGTCGCCATCAAACACGTTTTCCTGCTCAACGTTCCAATCAAGCTTCGCCGCGGAAATAGCAGTGCCAGCAGACAAACCAGCCTCACCAAGGACCGTTCCAAGCCCGTGCCACGGCGTAACGTTCCTACACGAAACCATGCTGTCATTACTTTGTATCTCGTGCGCCATGTTAATTACTGCTAAAAAAATGATTAGAATTGCGCCCCAATGCAAGCTCCCAACCCCAGTCAGGCCATTAAACTAAACTTAATTTCAAGCCCAGCGATACCCTGACAGGGGCGAATTTAAGGCGATCAAGGGTTCAGGGTACTTTTGAAAACGGTTGGAAGCGGCAAAAACCGTTTCCCAGCCGTTTCCAACCGTTTCCATTTCCAACCTAACACCACCCCTTCCCAGCTATCAATTGTGACATAGCTCCTTCAGCTCCTACAGCTCCTTCAGACATGACCCACTCCTCCTCCCACTCCCCGCCCTGGTCGTTATGATGGTTAAATTCCGGCTTGGAGGGGG